CTGGATGTAGGCGTAGGCCGGGTGGCCCATGGACATGGCCGCGTTCTCGTCAGCCAGCGTGCGCTGCTCGGGCTCGGGGACGTTCTTGAGCAACTCGCTGACGTTGGGTATCTTGAGTTGCTTGAGGAACCGCTCCTCAACCGCCTTGGCGTCGTACAGATCGGCCTTGGCGTCCGCCCGGGATAGCACGGCCTGCATCTGCGCCATGCGCTGCGTCTCGGAGAAGATGTGCGGGTCGCTGACGGGGATGACGTCGGTGTTCTTCTCAAAGTCTTCCCGCTCGATTGCCAAGTCGGCGACCATGTCGCCCTTGCGCATCTCCTTGAAGTGCCACCGGTTGAGCCGGCACAGCACCTTGATCAACCGCGCCTGCGACTGGTGCAGCCGTGCGTGGATCGCCGAGTACACGGCGGCCCCCTGCTCGATCAGGGCCTGCGTGGTGCCCACGGGGCTGTTGGAGGTCACGTCAGCGATCTTCTCCTCGCTGGTGGTCACTACCCCCTTGGCGGCGCTGTCCAGCCAGCCCAGAAGCTGAAACAGCACCGCGCTTGGGGGGTTGAACGGCATGGGCATGGCAATCTTGCGGATGTCGTCCACGCCGGGTGCGCCCTCGATCTCGGCCACCTGCGTGACCTCGATCTGCTGGGTCTGGCCGCTGATCTTGGCCCCCTTGAGCTTGAGCATGGTTGCGGCGTTGTTGATGTGCGCGGAGTCCAGCAGCGCACGCAGGGCGCCCGTCAGGGCCGCGCTTAGGCCGCCGATGAGGTGCGGTAGGCCGATGGCGAACACGCCCCGCCACGGGATAAACTTGAACTCGATGATCCAATCGAGCTTGGTCATCGTCTCGTCGCCCTCCTCCCAGTTGCGGTACAGCCCGATGACCTCGTTGGACTGCTCGTCCACCATCATGATGTACGGGGCCATCTCGCCCTTGGAGTGCGTGTCCTCCTCTAGCTCCAGCCACGTGTAGATGTGGAACACCTTGCGCAGCCCGTCCTCGTTGTCTTGGAACTTGCGCCCCTCGATCTTGTCGTTGGCTTTCTGGGCGCGGGTCTGCTCGGGCTCTTGGCCGGAGGTGACGTGCGTTCCGTCCTTGTACATCCCGCTGGCAATGCGCCGGTCGTACTCCCACTCGGTGATCTCGTGGACCTCAGCGGCACGCTGGGCGGTGTAGAAGTTGCTGGCCGCAAACGGCAGGATCATCCGGTCAATGGGCAGGAACTCCAAGCATGGGCGTTTCTTCTGCTCGTCGTACCAGAGCTTCAGGTACTGGGAGCCGCCGAGGGGCAGTTGGGTGAGCATCTGCTCCTGCTCGTCGCGGAACTCCTCGATCTGCTCGGTGATCTGCCAGTTCAGGAAGTCGCGCTTGCGCTCGGCTCTTTCCTGCTTGAGGTCATCCACCTTACCAATGATCTTGGTGCGCACCGGGCCGTCCGGGGGGAATAGCTCCTTGATCGCCCGGGACGCAAAGTCCACGCAGCCCTCGGCCATGACCGGGTGTACCGCACGACTGGCACCAAGGAAGTTGGCCCCGCCGGGGGCGTCCTTGCCCAGACCCGTGCGCCGGATGCCCTCCTCGTACTGCTTGTCGCGCTCCTCGCGGGCGTTCTTGTCCTTCTCCAGCAGGCCGGTGTAGCGCAGGCCCATGGTGTTCAGGTCGTACGTGTCGAGCTGTTCGGCCATGTTGGCGTAGAAGTCCGGGGATTCCTCCGGGCCGGTGGTTTCCATGTTCACCACGGCAGAGCCGTCGGGCATCTCCATGACGTCGGAGATATCCTCGGAGAGGTCCACGTCAGCCGAGCCGTCTTCGTTCAACTCGGGATCGTTGTCGTCTTGGTTGTCGTAGGTGTCTGCCATTATTTTGCTTTCTTGGTAAGCAGTTCGTACTGCATCACATCCATGTTGGGTGATAGTGTAACTTTCTCTTTGATTGTTCCACGTGAAACATTGCCGCCATGGGCCAATACCTTGCGGGCCACGATGCCGTGCCCAACATCGCGTTCCTGTTCATACCGCACAGGATCAGATAGGGGGTACAAGTGCTTGGTGTTGCCGCCAATATCAAACGCTGATCCTTCGGGCACGTGGTGCTTGTCTTCCAGCGCCCGAAACTTTTGCTTGTTGACCACCGTGGGTTCACCGATAGTTACCTCGCCAATTGCTTTGGCCTTGCCCTCGCCCGTTCTGACAATAGCCACTCGCTTGCCCACGTAGGGCCGCAAAGTGTCACTGTTACGGGACTCAAAAGTCTTGTGGCCGTCCACAATCATGTCAGCATACTTGCGGTCTGACTTACGGTCTGAAGCCACATTAATGCCCATTACAGAGCCGCCCTTGGCCTTGTAGTTCACGTGCTCCTCGGCCATAAATTCTTCTGGCCCGACGGTGCCGCCTGCGGCAAAGCCAAAAGCCTTCTGGTTCATGGCTTTAGCACGCGGCAGGTCGGCTGCACCAGCGGCTTTGTTGATCTGCTCGACCTCTTTGTCGTGCAGGATGCGGTTAACTTTCATCGAGCCGCCGATCAGCCAATTCCCCAGCATGTTGGAGTTGGTTTTGTATCGGTAGTGCCCGCCCTTTGGCAACTGGTCAGTGATGTGCGCCTGACTGGCAATCAGCTTGCCTTGGTCGTTGTAGCCACGTTTGGTGGCCTCGGACTGCCAGTCCACGTCGTTGGGCATCTCCACCTCAGCCCAGATGTGGTTGGGGTTGCGCAAACGAGGGGCGTTCACCCATGACGGGTACGGGTGCTCCTTGCGGGCTATGGCTTTTGCGGCCTTGGTGTTGCCAAGCGTCGCCGCGTGCGCGTCGCGCATTGCCCTGACGCGCTGGGTTTCCGCCTTCTGTTCGTCATCCTTTTCACCGATGTGGGTGGCAACGGGAAGGTCGCCCGCGTGCCAGCCCGGGCGGTACGCCAAGTCGCCGATCTTAGATTTGACCTTCTTGGTGTTTACGGCGGACTTCTCGCCTTCCTTGGCCGTGATCCATTTGCCCATTTCCACCGGAGTATCGGCATCCACGAACAGCGGAAACAACTTACCCGGCTGCTTCTTGTCTACCCGAAACATCTTGTAGGCCTTGGTTGTTTCACGTGGAACGTCTTCCCCAACCGAGCCGCCCTTGGCATAAAGCGGTATGCCGTTTTTCAGCACGTCCTCGCGCATCTGGGGTGTGATGTCGAAGGCGTGCAGCGTTGTGACGCTATGGTCGTCCAGCTTTTGGTTGAATTCCGCAATTTGCTGCGGGGTCATACCGGTGAAAGGTACATGTGCTACCCCGAGCGCCTCAGCGGCGTCACCGCGTTGGGAGGGATGGCCCGGTAGCTTAACTTGCCCGACTTGGCTGCCGTATTTCTTGCCAAACTTGTTCAGGAACGCCGGCACCATCCTGTCGTAAAAGCCCTTCATGCCCTCGCCGCCAACCTCAAGGTTTTGGCCTTTTAACTCACGGTAGCCATGTTCATCGGGCTTTTGCGCTAACAACTTTTGAGCTCCTTCTTTGCCAATGTACTCAGGTAACTCGGCGTGTGGTATGTTGCGTTTTTCTACTATTTGACGACCCGTTGGATCAAAAGCAAACAAAATGCCACTGTCAGGATCATCAAGGTGCGTCATGTGCGTAATGCGGCCAACGTGCTTACTCAGCCCATACCGCTTGGCCTGCTCCGCGCCCGGGGTGATGGCGATCTGGTCGTAGCCCTTCTCGGCGGCGTGGTGGATCATCTTCTTGAGGGCCAGTTCGTGCCAGTCCTTCTTGAACGGGGCATCCGGCACGCCCTTTGACGCCAGTTGCTGGGTCTTGCGTAGCTCCTCGTCCGCCCGCATGACCTGCGGCATCAGGTCCATGATGCTGCGGTGGTAGCCCTGTAGCATCCGGTCGTGGAGGGCCTGCTCCTCCGGGTTGTCCGCAGCGGCCTTGCGTTCGTCCATGGCCGTCGCGTTTTCCTTGGCATCCTGTAGCTTGCGCTGGAGGATGCTGTGCCTGATCTCTGCGGCTGCCAGCGTCTTGTCCATATCCACGCCCTTGGGGTGGTAGCCCTTCTCCCGGCCCTGCTGGTGCCAGTCCGACTGGATTTCCTCGAGGTGCAAAATCTTCTCACCATTGGGTCCGACCCGGTCCTTGGCACGGATACTAGCCAGCACGTTGGGCGCCCCACCGAAGTGCGCCTCGACGCCGGAGAAACCGCCCTTAGGGTGCTGGAGCAGGATTTCCCGGTAGTTGGTGCCGCCCGGTAGGGTGTAGTCCTCGTGGTGCGGTTCTGTGTCTGGTACTACGTTTAAGCCACGGTTTTTTAGGATGCTTTTGGCAAACGTATTTTCCTCCGGCATGGCCGCCGGCTTGGCCTTGAGCTTCTCTATAAACGCCGCCCGCTCCATCTTAGGCAGCGCCATGAGCGCCTGCAGGTCACGGTCCTCGGCCTCCTGCGGCTTGTACCCGGGCCTCTTGGATAGCTCGGCCATGTACTCCGCCCCGGTGCCACGCGGACGCGTAGACTGCTCCATGAGCCTGTCGATGGGGGAGTAGAAGCCTTTCATAGCTTGCGTTCCGTCAGCTTGATGTGGCTCCCAACGGTGCCACCACGGGCCAACTTACCAACGATTGCGGACTCGGGGATCACGCTCTCGTGCCAGTCGTCCGGGCCGTTTTCCATGCGCACCTTGTACCCGGGCTCGTACGGCGTGCGCTTGGTCTTGCCGGTTGCCGGGTCCTTGATGGGCTTACCGTTAAAGGGGTCACCCTCCCGCATGGGGTTATTGCCGTACAAAGACCGGCTCAAAATCGTGTAGGGGGGCTTGTTTTTCTTTGCCGACCACTCGGTAAACACGTGGTGCCCCTTGTCGTACTTGTACGGCAGGGATTCCACCATGTCTTGCATTTGGGCCGCCTTTTCGCGCACGCGGTCGCCAAGCGATGTGTGGAAGTCGTTTACCGTGGTCAGCGCCTTGTTTGCCACCACCGGTGCCTTCATGCCCGCCGACTTCGCAGCGTTGGCGATGGCCCTGCGCATGTCCTCCACGCTGCCGCCGTCCGCCATGCGCGGCATCGGCGCCCCGGGCCGCACGGGCGCCGGGTTGGGCCGCATGGCCTGCAGGGCCTGCCCTTGGGGGGTCATGCTCAGGATGTTGCTCTGCGGTCCCTGTGGGCCCCGTAGCAGCGGCGATGGGGCGTTGAGCGGGCCACCGGGTGGCGGTGCCCCGGGCGGGCCGGGGGGTAGGCCGCCTGCTGGCGCTGGTGGCTGGCCGGGAGCCCCGGGTGGGCCGCCCGCTTGTGGCGGTTGGCCGGGTGGTTGCCCGGGAACTCCCGGCAGCATCTGCTGGCCGGGGTTTTCTGGCTGGAAGTCGACGCCGCCCACGGGGAAGCCCGGTCCACCAGACGGCGGTGCGTAGGCCTTGACCTTCATGTTAGGCGCCTCGTTGGCACCGATGTCCTTGAGGCTGACGTTGCCTTTACGCAACATAACGCGAGCCAGCATCTCGTCTTGGCTGGGCTCTTCGGCCTTGACCTTGCCACCTTCGGCCATGCGCCGTGGCTCTGGTTTCTGGAAGGCGTTGTGCTGGCCCGCCATCGACGCAATGTGTTTGGCACCTGCCAAGTAGGGCCGGTGGCCGATCTCGTCCACTTCCTCAGGGTCATGCCGGTGCGCAAGGCGGTGCTGGGCGGCAAAGCTCTGCTCAGGGAAGGCCATGTGCTCGTCGAACTCTTCGTTGTTGTTGTTGTTGCCCACCGACCCGCCGGTAGCCAAGCGCTTGACGAAATTGATGGGCTGGGGCGTCACGTATTCCTTGCCCTTGCTCGCGATTTGCTCCTGCGGCGTGTCAATCTGGTACTCGCCGTTGTTCTGCTTGGCATGCTCGATGTGGTGCTCGCCCACGTGGTGGGTGAACGATGTCTGGTGACCGACGTTGCTGGTGGACTCGGTAGGCGTGGTCATAACTATGGCGCCCGCCACCTTACCGTTCTTGGTCTTAAACCGGTTCTTGGGCAGGAACTCGTCGTCCTTGAACCGCGAATCGGTTGGGATCATGTGCTCGACATTTTCCATTTTGCCGGTGCTTTTGTTCTTCTTGCGCTCGGGCACGTTCACCAGCCGGGGGTGCAGAATGTGCTGCTTTTGGTAGTCGTATCGCAGGCCTTCGTGCGTCTCGTGGCCGTAGTGCGCCTTGTCGGGCGTGGTGGGTTTGTTGCCCGGGGCGTAGTGCCCTTCTGGGCCTTCCTCGCGCTCGTCCTTGTCCAACTCGTTTGGTGCGCGTCCGGTGGACCAGTACTTGGCGTGCGTGATGGCGCCTTGCATCTTCTTGTCGAACGGTGAGTGCCGCTTGACGTCGGTCACCATGTACGAGTTCTTGGGCGGCGTCTTCTCGCCCTCGTCATTGACAAAGTCCTTGCCGCTGGCTGCCGCCGCCGTGACGGTGCGGCTAATGCGCTGCTTGTCGCGGTCGATGTTTTCCTGCACCGACGCGCCCTTCTTGACCTTGGGTCCGATGTTGGAGTGCGTCACGTAGTACCCGTTGGCCGGGTCGTGCATCTCATTGGTCTTGCCGTAGGAGTTTGCCGTGATGGGCGGCTTGCCCTCCAGCGCCCGTTGCTTGTTCAGGTGCTTGATGACGTGCCGGGAGGACACGTCCGTCTCGTCCACCACGTTGGGGCGGAACAGCAGCCGCTTGTTGCTCCTGTCCGCCAGTCGGGCGGCATTGCGCAGCGAGCCGGTGTGGGCCAGAATCCAGTCTTGCGTCATGGCCGGGTCGTGCTTGGCCTGCTCGTGGCTTGCGCGGCGCACGGAGGCTGCCGGGTACTGGGACTCGGCGTTGGGGGCAAAGCAAGTGCCCTTCATAGTGTCCACCACGCCGTTCTCTGTTCCGCCGCCGCAGCCAGCGGTCTGGCCGGGGCAGGTGTTGATGACGTGGTACTTCTGATCCTTGCCTTCGCCCGATGAGTACAGCGCGTGGCCTGCGACGCCCTTGGACGCAAAGCCGATGTACGTGCGCCCCTTCTCGTCGTGCTCGTGGTTGACGGTGTCGAGCTTCTCGCTCTTGTCCAGCGTGTTGGCTGTTTTCCCAATGTGCTGGGCCGCACGCAAGCGCCCCAGCGCCGCGTCTTCAACGGCCATCTGCTCGTTCAGGGGTTTCTGAAAATGCTCGTCCAGCGTGTTCTTGTGGATGCGCCCCGCTTGCCCGATGTTGAGCGGTGGCCGGTTTTCGGACCCGTAGACTTTTGCACGCGCCTTGTCTATGGATTTCATGCCATACACGCCGGACATCACGCCCGCCTTGTTGAGCTTGCGGCTGCCTTCGAGCATGTGCCGGGGAACTTTTATGCCGGTAATCCCGCCGGAGCCAACGGCATTCACCAGTACACGGGTTGGGCTTCCGACGTCCTCTTTTTCGGCCAGTTCCTGCTTCATCTGCTCTACGGTTGGTTCCATGGCGTGTCCCGGTGGTTTCCTGCATTTTATACCGCGTAGGGGTTCTCGGCCTTGCGCGGGTTGGCGTCGGCGTAGTCGTCCTCGTCCACCCACTCTCTGGGGAAGTCGATGGTCAGCCAGCCCGCGTCGCGCAAGTATCGCAGGGCTTGGCTCATGGCGTCAACAAAGTCGTCGTGCTCGCTGCCGTCGGGGAAGCTGCATATCTGGCTGACCATGCCCTCCGCCCAGTCCCGCACGTAGCCCTTGCGGTTGCTGGACTCGGGTATCCAGACCCGGCCCGCCTTGATGATGTTCGCCACGATAGACAGCCGCTGGACCTTGTCGGCCTTGCCCGGGTTGTACGGGATCACGGGCACGCCGGCCCTGCGCAGGTCTTGGATCAGGCTGATGCCCGCGCTCTTGTCCTCCACCAGCAGCAGGTCGACGCGCTTCTTGTTCTTGCCCTCGCCGTAGACGACCTCGTACTCGTCAAGGACCTTGGGCCGCAGGTCCGGGTACTGCAGGTGCTCCTGCCAGCAGTCGATCACCAGCGCACACATGCCGCCGTCCTCGGGCTTATACACGCCCAGCGTGATGTGCGCCGTGGGGTCGTTGATCGTCTTCTCGCTGGTCGCGCAGTCCAGCGACTGCAGCACGAACTCGAACTTCGGGAGCGGCTTACCCGCCGGCCAGAGCTTGAACCACTCGCGCCGGACGATGCCGCCCTCCTCCGGGTCAATAATTTCGGCGTGGATTTCCTGTCGGCCCAGCTTGGTGCCCTCGTACTGCAATATCTGCTTCTGGAAGCTGGGCGCCAAGTTCTTGATGTTGCTGTAGGTGCTGGCCCTGCTGACCACCACGTCGTCGCCCTCACGCGAGATCAGGTCCATGACCACCGGCTTGGGCTTTGGCGTGGTGGAGGCGATCAGCTTGGTGCGCTGGCCCAGCCGGATGCCGAACTGGATCATGTCCCACGACTCCTGCAGGTACTCCCACGCCGCCAACTCGTCGCACCACCCGCCGTGGAACTGTGGGCCCCGGAAGCGCTCGGGCTCGCTTGCCGGGATGCCCTTGATTAGTGACCCGTTGGTCAGTGTGAGTTCGTGCAGGCTCTTGTTGTAGTCCGCCACCAGCGACGGTGGGATCACCGACAGCAGGCCGGAGTCGCCCTCAAAGCACGTGCCCCGCAAGTCGGCGCTGGTGGGGGCTGAGACGAGCCAGCGGGTGTTGGGCTGCTCCCACGCCCACCAGCCGAGGTTCTCGGCGGCTGCCCGGGTCTTGCCGGCGCCACGGCCTGCGCACATGAGCCAGATCGACCACTTGTTAGTTAGTGGCTCTAGCTGGTGCTTGTGGGCCGCCATGAGCCACCGGGCTCTCCACTCAAAGGCTGCTCGCTGCTCAGGCTTGAGTCGTGCGTACTGGTCGCGGACCTTGGGGTCCTTGAGCAGTTCGGCGGCTGCGTTACTCACCGGCTGCGCGGGTCAGGGCCATGTTCTTGAGCACCTCGTCGAACACGCCGAACGACACCTCGACGGCCAGCGGTGCGTCCTCGTCGCCGGCCACCACCGTGCGGTCGCCGTACTTCTTGGGGTTCCATTTGGACAACAGCTTGAGCCGGGTTTCAATTTGCATCTTGCGCCACTGGATGCTGCCTGCGTCGTAGCGCTTGTTGCCCACCTCGTCGAACACGGCCAGCGGCTCAGTATCCGCAAGCGCTGCGCACTCCTCGGCGATGGCCTCGTGGCCTATAACGCGTGCGTGCGCGATCCGTGCCTTGAAGTCGGCGTCGTCCTCAATCCAGTCGTACAGGGCTCCAAACTGTGGCATTCCCTTCTGCCTGCAGAACTCGCGCAGCGTCTTGCCCTGCGATATCCACGTGATCAGATCGCCCTTGATCTGCTCCTTGTTTGGGTAGGGACTGATGCCCGGTGGGCGTCCCATCTTCTTCCCCGTTTTACTCGTTGCCATTGAAAAACCCTCCAAGCGCATCTCTCAGCGCGTTGGAGGGTAGTTTAACGGGTTTGGCTTACTTGCTCAACTTCAGTTGCCGCTCGCGCAGGGCGTCGATCTCCGCCCACAGCTTGGCGAGCTGGTTTACCTGATCAAGTATTTGGGCCATTTTCACGAACTGTGATGGACGGTACTTTGTAAGGTTTCCAGAATCACCATGATGCACTGTTACCCAACCCTGCTTAACACTTACGCGACGATCACGCCCAATGGCTTTCATCGCTTGCTCGTAACGCACTGCCCATTGGACTGCATGGGCTGCTGTAACTTTATTCATCTTCATTCTCCGGTGTGTTGGTGTGTAGGAGGGGGCCGTGGCCCCCGGTGGATTAGTAGATTGCGTAGCCGAGTTTGGCGTTGATGGCGATACCTTCATCTTCGGCGTGAACTGCAATCACTTGGCAGCAGGCATTGAAGAAGGTGTACCAAAAGAACACGGTGCCTTCAACAATTTTGTTGGAGAAATTTTCAGAAGCTACATTGCCGTCTTCAAGACGTTGCAAGCCAAGGGTGTTCAGGTCGTTGATAAGCTTGTTGTAGGCCGCTTTGCAGAAGTCTTCCTTAGCGCTCAACAGGGCGATGGCGGCGTCGATGACCTTGCACTCATCCGTTCCGTAAGCAACGTCGGCCTTTTCGTAGAGGGAGGCGAAAGTTGTCTCGGGGGCGTTCCACTCAAGGTCCGCCACCATTTTGCGTGCTGCTTTTGTAATTTGCGTTTTGGTCATTTTCATTCTCCAGTGTGTGTTGGTGTGACTGAAGTATAACAAGGATTTCGTTGTGAAACCCTTGTTCTGAAAAATAATCGTAGGTGTTTACCCTTGCCTACTCCAGCAGTTCCGCGCTCATTTCCCGGCCCACGTGGCCGTCGAGCCTGTCGAACACCTGCCGGCAGGCGTCAGCACTGTCGGTGGCCTCCACGTCGTCGTACCACGTGCCGTCAATGTAGACCTCGTAGATCATGCCGCCACCTCTTCGGCCAGCACGGCCTGCAGGCCCGCCAACAGCTTCTGGGCCTCCGCCCGGGTCATAGCCACGCAGCTTGTGCCGTGCATCGTCGACAGGTGCAGCCACGCACCGCCGTCGTCCCATGAGTCGACGCTGACCCTTACGCCGTCTTCCGTCTTGATGATTGTTTCCATGCTGTTCTCCTGTGTGGGTGTGTAGGAGGGGGCCGAAGCCCCCGGGGGTTTACTTCACCAAATGGTTGGTGTACTTGCTCCAGTGACCATCAACGGTCTTGTACTTCTTGATGAACGCCTTGAGCATCCTGATGTCCTTCAGGGCGACCTTTTGGCCTACGCCTACATGGTCTACCCTCATGTCGTTGTTAATGTGGCCTTCCTCAAAGTAGGTCGAGAGGCGGTACTCTGCCTCGCTGACAATTTCATCATCTGTGTAATCCTCTGGTTCTTTTTTGTCGTCAGCGCAAATGCATTCAAAAGCGAATTGCATTTCGGGGATAGCCGTTGCGGCTTTTACGATTGCTCTCATGCTGTTCTCCGGTGTGTGTGTGTTGGCCGGAATTAACCAACAACTCAACTGTAACACGAAGTTAGAGTTCGTGTATAGGTACTTTCCCTAATGCGCCGTGGCTTTGACCCACCGGCCCCGGATTGCGTCGCCCAGCTTCTCGATCTCCACGCAGTTGTCCGCCATGCACGCGCAGGCCTCGTTCTCGATGGCGATCGCGTGCTTAGTCGTCTGGATCGCCACCGTCATCATCTCCGCCTTAGCGATAGCCAGCGCCTCGTCGAACTCCTGTTGCGTGAAAAACTTCACGTGGTTTGCGGTGCCCAGCAGTTGCCGAGCCAGTGTGGATAGTTCTGGTTTGCTCATGTCTTACTCCTGTGAATTGCCCATGACACGGGCTTCCATGACCTTGTTGGCCTTGCGCAGCTTGATGTTCTCGTCTTTCAACTCGGCCACCTTGCCGGTGAGGTAGGTCAGACGGGCCTCGGCCTGCTTGATCCAGTCCGCCACCTCCGCAGGCATCCTGTACTCCGCCACGGGCTCCGTGGAGGCCGGAATGGCCGTTTTAAGCCGTTTTGCGGCTGGCTTGGGGGTAGAGGTGCTCATTGCACCCCCAGCCTGTCCAAGGCGTCCGACAACTCGGCCTCAGCGGTTTCGAGGGCGGTTTCGAGGGCCGCCTCCATGGCGTCGAGTTCTTCCTCCATGGCGTCGCGCTCCTCTTGGGCCGCGAGTATTGCACCCAGCAACGCCGCGTTTGGGTCCCCCTTGATGTAGGCAATGCGCTCCTGCTCCTCGATTGTCAGCGTGATGTTCATGTCCTGCTCCGGTTGTGGGGGCCGAAGCCCCCGGGTTGATTACGCGAAAGAGTGCTCGTAGCGGGCCGCGAACTCGTCCGTGGCCTTGTCCAGCTTCAAAGCCGCCATGGTGTCCGCCAGCGTCCACAGGGCCTTGTTCAGCTTCACATTCTCCGTGACGCCGCCCACCGCCCGGGTGGTGGTGCGCCGTCCGGTGCTGGAGCGGCCTGACACGCCGCCCTTGAGCATATTCTCCTGAACCCGGTTGTAGACCGTCCACAGGTCGTTCTGCTGGTCCTCCCAGCGATGCGCACGCAGCACGCTGCTGGGCACCACGGGGGCGTCGTCACCCCAGCGGACCTGCAGCGCGGAGGTGGCGAACGCCATCTGCTCGTCACGCGACAGCGTGATGCCCTTGTACTCGCCGATGCGGCTGCCGATCTGCTTCGCGTCTTCGAGCACCCGGGTGGCGCCCTCGATGACGTCGTCCACCACGTGGCCGCTGTGACGCACCCGGATGTTGTTGAACATGTCCCCGGCGATCAGGCCGTTGCTGCACACGAACCGGAACACGCCGGACATGATCTGGTAGCTCGACGATCCGTCGTGGCTGTTCAGCAGGATGATCTCGGGCACCTCAGTGTCGGTGACGATCTGGCTCTGATGACGCATGCGCACCATGTGCTTGGTGTGCTCACGCTTGCCGGCGTCGCGCACCTTGGTCTGCCGAATCTCGTAGGGCTCGAAGCCCTCGCCGCGCAGGGCGTCGATCACTTGGATGGTCGGGATGAAAGCGTAGCGGTCGCCACGGCTCTCGTGGGCCTCGGCTGCCATCACGCTGGGGGCGTGGAAGGCGATCTGGCCGTTGGTCAGGGGGTAGTTCGAGCGGAACTCGGACTGCTTGGAGGAGGATGCGTAACGAAACATGATGAGGTCTTTCTAAAGATGCCCCCGAAGGGGCGGGGGGTTTAGCGGGAGGTAACGCGGACAGAGACGCTGACGGTGTTCTTGGTGTAGCCGTCGTACACCTCGGCACCGTTCTGCTTGACGAAGAACTCCTTGTCAAAGATTTTGCGATCGCAGTCGACGATGGTGGCCTTGAAGAACGAGCCCTCGATATTTGCACCAGCCAGTTTGACCGCGTCCTTGATCGCGTCAGCTTCTGACGTCAGGTCCGCGATCTGTGCCAGCAGCATGCCCAGACGATCCACGCTACCTTCGTTCAACTCAACCACCAATTTTGCTTTTGCCATGATCAACTCCGTTTGTGTGTTTAGGATGTACCGCAGTGTTTGCTGCGATGGATGAAGTGTACAACAGTTTTATTGTTTTATCTGCTTTCTGCAAAATATTTCTAATTTATTTTTATCTGTTGTTTTCTTCACAATCTTCGCTTCAACCGTTGCTTCAAGCTTCACCCCCTAAAGGGGGATGAAGCGAATGAAGCAGAAGCACGTGCTTCTGAAGCCTTCTGAAGCAGTTTGAAGCATTTGAAGCACGCTATTTATTGCAAATACGCAAAACACTACAGAGTCTTTCCTGACGGCAAACTGACAACCCCCGCCTCGTTTTGGGCCAAGAAACCACTCGAAATGAGCCCCTTGAGGTCCCTTACGGCGTTCGTTTTGCGCTGATCGCGCTTGGTTTCATCGCCCCGTGGGTACAGCGGCCAGACCACTGAGACGATCTCGTTGAAGGTCACGCCGGCCCCGGCCACGTCGATCAGTCCCACCGCCTGCTCCATGATCACGCGCTGGTTGCCCCCGCTTGGCCCCGCCGCCACGGCCACACTGGCTCTGGTGCTGTCGGTGCTGGTGATGATGCAGGTCGTCTCGTTGTCGCCGTCGTCGTCCAGCCCCACCACGATGCCCTGCAGCCGGAAGCCGTACTCGTCCCCGTCGGCCCCGCCCTTCATCTTGGTGACGGTGGCGACGCGGTCCTCATCCGCCCGGATGATCTCAAGCTCGAAGTCGGCGGCAGCGCGTAGCCCGGACCAGCCCCGGGCGCCCCGGGACTCATCCTTGCCGCTGTGGTGGATCAGGATGACCATGGCGCCCGTCAGCCGGGTGATCTCTCGGCAGTACGCCAGCACCTTACCCATGTCCTCGCCGCTGTTCTCATTGCCCCCGGCCATGACCTGTGCCAGCGTGTCCACCACCACCACGTCGAACTTGCCCTTGGCCCGCATCTGCTTGATCACCGCCTTGATGTCCACGTCTTCCAAGAAGTTGGGCGCCTGATCAATGAACTCCATGGGCAGTTCGGTGGACGGGATGCCTTGGTGCATGCAGTAGGCCTGCACGCGCTTGCGCATGTCTTCCTGCCCCTCTGCGGCGATCCAGCACACCCGGGCACCCTTCACCTTCAGGTCCCGCCACGCGACCGCCCGGGCGACCGCCGCCATGAGATCGAGCACGAAGAACGACTTGCCCGAGCCCGAGGCGCCGTAGATCACGCCCAAGCTGGCGTTGGGGATCAGGCCCTTGACGATCCAGCTTGACTTCTGGCGGACAATAAACTCGGTGGTGTCCTTGAGCCGAAATCGCTCCTCACGGGCCGCCGTTACCTCCCGCACGCTCTTGTCTGCCTGCAGCAGCTCGGGGCTCTGGGAGATGTCGTCGAACCCGGCCAGCATGCCGGCCCGGGTAGTGGCCTTCGGGCGGGCCTTCTGGCAGTGCTCGACCCACAGGTACTGCAGCGCCCGGTCGGGGTCTTGGTTGCGGTGGGCGAGCGCCACGTCGAAGGCATGGTCGTTGCAGGCAAGGATGGAGAGCACGGTGGCGTCGTCCAGCCCCGCGCTGTACAACTGGACCCCGCACATGTGCAGGGTGCCCGAGCGGTCGCTGGCGGCCTCAGGGCCGTGCAGCAAAAACTCGCGGGCCATCGGGGAGATGTCGAGGGCATCGATGTCGGGCAGCAGCACATCGGGGATGAGTTCGGGCATCTCCAACGCGATGACGTTGGCCGCCGGGATGTTGGACTTGCGCAGGCTCGTGAACAGGGCCTGCAGCACCGCCGGCTGGGCCTGCACCATGGGCCGCACGCGCTTGGTGTCGCCCGTGATGGTCAGGAAGCGGGGGGAGTGGCCGGAGTAGACCTCGATGCCCACCTCGTGGTTGTTCCAATCCGTCTCAAAGCTGCCGTGGGCGAGGATGCGCAGCCCGTGGCCGCTTGGGCTGATCTCGGTGTAGCTGCCCATCGACTCGATGATCTCGCGTGCCCACGGGGCGATCTGGCCGTTGTCTTGGCGGCAGTTGTCGAGGTCGATGCCCACCACGTCCTTGACGCCGGTCAGCACAAAGCCCAAGCCCGCGTACCGGGTCGGGTTCAGCGCCAGCGTGGCGGCTGCCGACTCGTAGTCGCCCCAATCGGCGACCTTCTTGGTGGACAGCCCGTAGTGGCGGGCATCAAAGGGTATCTTGTCGTACTTCTGTCGGCTGTCGTTCCAGATCGCCTTCCAGACGGCCCAGCGGCGCATGGCCTTGAGCTCTGGTGGGATGTTGGCGCCATTGAAGACCCGCCCGATGGGAGGGAGGTCTGGTGTCGTTTGTGTCATGTGACTACCCGTGTGCTACCCAGAAAAGGAACGACGGCGGGCGTGGGTAAGGCGCGTTCATGTATGGGATCAGCACACACTAGCCGGGTTCTCGGGCAGTGTACCCTAGATGCCGTCGGTCAGCATTTCCACGATGCGTGGGTCCAGCAGCAGGGCTCGGCTGACCCCCGTAGCCTGCTCGATGGCGATCGCGCTCGATGGGGGCACGTAGCCCCTGCGCAGCCACGTCGAGATGTTCTGCTGGGTGCAGCCCAGCGCGGAGGCCAGCTTGGCCTGCGAGCCGATGGCGCGGATGGCTTGGTCGATGCCGGTGAGGTCACTCATGTCAGGTCCTTTGGATGTGGGCAATTATCTGGCACGGGGACCGAGCACCAGACGGCTTGGTAGGGGAAGGCGCCCCGGGGCGGCTGCCACCGGTCGATGTAGACGTCGGGCATCTTGGCGACCGCCCGGTGGGCGTACCGGTAGGGCACCCCAGCGAAGTGAGCAATCTCGTTCAGGGTCAGGCCGTCCGAATGTATGCGCAGGGTGCTGCGCACGAGGAGTTCAGTCTTCATGGCTTCTCTTCAACGGCAGCCTCTGCCAACAGCGAGTCGTACTTGTCTCGCAAATCGTTGATGCAGTCTTGCAGCATGTCCAGCCGCACCACGACGTGCGCGTCGTCGAATGCTTTGCTGTACTTGACGCTGCCTTCGCCCTTGGTGTCGCTCCAATGTAGATCAATCAGTTTCATGGTCGTTTCCTCTGTGGCGTTGGTGTTTAGTCGGTACTTTATCTCGCGCTCGATGCGCTCGAACTCGTCGTCTTCAGTGAGCATGTGTTCTCCTTCGGGTATGGTTGCTGTTTGTATTTCAAAGCTGCCAGCAATTCAACCTTTCTGTGGCCTTTCGCGTTAATAAAAACATACCTGTGCTTCCTAGTTCTTTTCCCCACAATAAGTCTGTCGCCATACTTTTCTTTCAATTCTGTAATCGTCAAATTGTCGCCGCGAGATTGAAAAGTTTGCTTCACTAAGCCCTCCACAGTTCGCGTAGTCCCTTGTGCGGAAAGTCCGGTATAAATCCAGTTTGTCGCTTGGTATACAACCCCCAGATGTTGTTGACCACTATCGGCGTAAGACACAACGATTTCTTTGCCGCACTTCTTAAGAGTATTCCCAATAAGGAAACTCTCCCCGTTGCGCGGCACAGAGTCACAAACCCAAAGCCGGGTGAGTTCTACCACGTTAAAAGAGTTTTCAACTCCTGCGATACTTGTTTTCAGTGTTGAACTACTTGGTGTTCCGTAGCAAATAACCCCCTTGAGTTCCTTGCTTAAAAACAACCCGAACGCCACGCTACAAGGCGCTTTTCTGTGCAGGTAGTGCTCCCGCACAATCAAGTCCATTGCGGTGCGGTAGTCTATCTGGCGTATTATGTAATTCTCAAGTGCCATTGTTCTTCTCCTTTAGTTTGGCGTCATCAAAATCAAACCACTCATATATTTCAGTAAGCACTTCATTAACGATTGACTGATTAATGTCCGATTCACTTGGCGCACTGTCGTGCTTGTATGCTCTTTTGTGCCCCAAAACTACTCCGTCAAGGATGCACTTTTCAAGTAGTTGTGTAAATTTTGGTGTCATTTGTTGCGCTCCTTTAGTTTGGCTTGACAAGCCAGCAACATTAACTCAGGTCGCATTTGCCAACGATCATCACAAAGTATTTCAGCAATTTCCTTATTCGTCAGCCCTACCCATGTGCGCTGTGCTGCGGGTGGGGTGGTGTAAACGGGAGTAATTGCCATACCATCTTTACGCTTGGAGAGCGCGGTTTTGACGTATGCAGTTGGGCCTCGCTTGTCGCTGGAAAGCCAATCAATTGCTCTTTGCTCAACCCACGCCACAGGCTCCTGCTCTGGCTGTGCTACTGGCAATGCCTTCGTACCCACGCAGTCTTTGTAATGACACGCATCACCATCTTGGCAGGGGCATCGCGGGTCTTTTCCTATGCACGGCTCCTGCTCTGGCTGCATCTCCGCTTTTGCAGCTTCGTAGCCCATTTTCCACGCCGTCTGTGTAGCGTGGATTGAAACAGCAGAAAACGGCTCGGCTTGCTGCTCTGGCTGTGCTTTCTTGCCGTTTTCAAAACCGATCTCGTATGCAATCTTCAGAGCCGCTTCGTAGTCTGCGATGTAGCCTTGTGCATCGTCATCGTTCATCTTGGCCTGCGCGGCTTGTCTTAAGTCAGTCATGATTGCTCCTTGATGTCGGCTTTAGTTGTTTGACGGACTGCAATTGCTTTACCCTGCCAGACAGCCAAAGCGTCTTTAAGCCGAGTTTTCCAAAAAGGCCAACCGGGGTGCGGCAGTGCAGGCTCCCAGTGCTTGCCGTCTGGCGATGACTGCGCCGGACTGGTCATTAAATCTTTCACTGTGATCATGGTTTCTCCTTGATGCCGTGGGCGGCTTCGGCACTTAGCCAGCCGTCATAAAACGCCCCGCGCTCAGACACCGCTGTGTATGGGCATCGAGTTTTCATTTCATCCGTCAGCGGCTGGCGCTGTGCTGCCTTGCCATCGGCAAACCCGCGCTGGTACACAATCAGCAGCGTGTCGGCATAGACCTGCGTGTCGTCGTCATCGTTTAACCTCTCCCGTTCTGTTTGGCGCTGCTTTGCGATAAACGCTTGCATCTCATCCCGCACCTTGGCCTGCGCCATCTGGCGCTTTGAATCAAATCCTGTCATGTGTTTCCCCTTGCTCTGATGGCTGCGGCGCATTCAGTTGCGCCCATATAAACGGTTTCCGCGCAATCGTCTGTAATCTGTATTTCGTCTATTGGCGTTTCGCACAACTTCGCGCATTCCTCGCGTTCTGCCTCGGCGCAGGCTTTGCCCCATGCCAACATTTGTTCGGTGGTGTAGCGCCCTAGTTCAGGTAGTTTCATAGCACATACCCCACAACAAAGCCAATCACCAAGATCACACACACGACAGCAATGGCAACGGCAGTGTCGCCCCAGCCCCACGCAAACAGGTCTTCTACTTCATCGTCTTTCATTTCAATTCTCCTTTGGCTATTGCTGCACGGGCTTGTTCCCAAATGCTGCTCTTGATGTAATCTGGTGCATCTGCTTCAACCAACGCCTTCAACGCCACCAGCAGTTCCTGATTGCTCTCATGGAGTCGGCGCAGTTCGGCGGCGGCTGAGTCGCCTAGTATTGCGCCAACTTTTTCTGTTTCCAGACAGTCAGCCAACCGCAAGGCTTCTGGTTGTGTCATGCTTCCCTCTCTTTCAGCATTGCGTCTGCGTACCGATACCGTGCTATCTCTCGGGTGTACATACCGGGTTCGTGATAGATCATTTTGCCGTTGCCTGTTTCTTTTACTTTCGCAACCATCGCACCCATTGGCTGCCAATACTTGATGTCTTCTTCGCTGGCATGGGTTGCGAAATAGTCGCGCAGGGTCATGCCTGATTCATGGGTAGTAGTAACGCCGTGCCCGTGGTCTAGGATGTTGCGCGGAAACGCTGGGCCTCCTGTGTTGTTCATTCCCATGCTCCTTCGCCAAATTCGTTTACATGTTCAAGTGCAAAGATCATTAGCTGTTTGACCACGCCCGGTGTAATCTTTCCGGCTGAACCTTCTCCGTCAACAAACCTGATCCAATCACCATAGACCTGCATCTTGCGTATGTCGCCGGGGTCAATTTCTGCCCCATCTGAGTTGATGTTCATTTGCTTCTCCCAATAATGTTAGCTGGATGTATCAGCCATTTGGTTCCAAGGAAGCGCACGGACTTGACCCATGCGCGTTGGTTGTGGCGGTCAATGCTACGCATGCCGCTGTTGAAGTGCTTACGCACCCTTGTGAGCATATTGATCTTCATGCGGCTGCCTTCGCTGCCGCTTCGCGCTCGGCCTTCTTCTTGGCGTAGTGTGCCCGGGCGTAGACCCGTGCCTTCTCCCTGACCGTCTCGGTCCTGTACGGCTTGCGCTTCGTGGTCCTCGGCTTAGGCTCCACCGTTGACTGCAGCGACGTGAGCCACTGCGCTTGAAACTCGACAATTTTCTTTAAGTTGTCGATGTCCGCCAGCGCTTTCTTCAGCAGGACCTGTGTGTGGATGTGATCCATGTCCATCTTGTCCACGCGCTTGAAAAGGTTCCAGTTCATGTGTATGCCCTCGTAAGTTACCAGCAGCGACGTTGCTGCCGGAGTGAATCATACAACGACTTTTTGTACTCTACAATACTTTTTTCGTAAAAAGATGCACATGGGCCCAAAAATGGGTATGATCAGGCCCAGCGACAACAATTCCGTTGTCGTTTTAACGGAGATACACACATGAGTCTGGAAGACAAGATCGGGGAGCTGACCGCAGCGGTCAACGCCCTCACCGCCGCAATGGCGCATCCTTACCCCACCCTCGCGGACATTGACGCCAAGTACGCCGCTAAGGGCATCGTGGTGACCCATACGTCGGCACCAGCCGAGGTAGCGCCCCCAAAGCCTGCGGCTACCCCGCCTGCAGCCGTGACCGAGCCTGCGAAGCCCGCGCCTGCTACGGTACCCCCTTCTGACGCCATCGAGTACGCGGCGGTGGCGAAGGCCATCACGGACGTCTTCAAGGTCGACCGGGCCAAGGTGATCGAGGTGCTGGCGAAGTTCGGCGCGGCCAAGGGCCCGCAACTCAAGCCCGCCGATTACGCGGCCTTCCTGAAGGAGTTGGCGGCATGACCATCGTGAACATCAACCTGATCGACTCCACCGCCATCGAGGGCGTCGTGGACGTGAACTGGGTCACCGAGGGGCCCGAGCCCACGCCCGCCACGGCGCTGGCCGCCCGGGTGCTGGACTTCGTGCGTGAACTGAGCGCGGCCAACCCCGTGCCGGCCCAGCCCGACATCGTCGACGTGGAGCCCAAGCCATGAGCGGACACGCCAAGCTGTCCCCCAGCAGCGCGGTGCGGTGGATGACCTGCCCGGGCAGCGTGGCGCTGTCCGAGGGCATCGAGGACAAGTCGTCCAGCAACGCCGACGAGGGCAGCATGATGCACGCCATCGCGGCCAAGTGCCTTGAGACGGGCACCGACGCCATCGACTACGTGGGCACCACCGACAAGGAGACGGGCCTGACCCTGCAGGTCAAGCAGGCCCCGGACGTCCAGTTCTACGTGGACCACGTCCGGGACATCGTCATGGCGACCAACGGCGAACTGCGGATTGAGCAGCGGCTGCCCATCGGGTGGATGACCGGCGAGGCGGACGCGCACGGCACGGCGGACGCCGTCATCGTGGCACCCGACGAGTTGATCATCGTGGACGCCAAGTTCGGGTTCAAGGAGGTGGACGCCGAGCGTAACCCGCAGTTGCTGATCTACGCGGCGGCGGCCTTTGATGAGCTGAAGGTGGCCTACGACTTTGAGCGCATCCGAGTGGTGATCAGCCAGCCCCGGCTGGGCGCGAAGCCGGAGTACACCTGCACGGTGGACGAGTTGCACGATTTTGTCGGCAACGTGGTAGCGGCGTCGGAGGCGGTAGGCTTCGCGCCGGAGAAGCTGGTGCCGTCCCCCAAGGGCTGCCAGTGGTGCCGTGCCAAGGCCATCTGCCCCGCCCTGCGCGACGACGTGCTGGCCGACTTCGATGTGGTCGTGCCGGAGACGGCGGAAGAGGACGACCTCGCCCGGGTGATGGCGAACGCCGACATGATCGAGAACTGGGTCAAGGCCGTGCGTGCCGAGGTCGAGCGCAGGCTGCTGGCCGGCACGCCCGTCAGGGGTTACAAGCTGGTGCAGGGCAAGCGCGGCAACCGGATGTGGGAGAGCCCGGAGGTGGCCGAGGCCACGCTCAAGTCGATGCGCATCAAGCACGACATGATGTACGACTACAAGCTGGCGAGCCCCACCAGCATCGAGAAGTTGGTCAAGGCGGACGAGATTGGGCCACGCCAGTGGACCAAGATTCAGGCCCTGATCACCCAAAGCGCCGGCCAGCCATCCGTGGCCCCGGCATCCGACAAGCGTCCTGCACTGGTCACGTCAGTGGATGCCTCTGGGTTTGACGACGTGGCATCCCTTTAACCTTCTGAAAGACAATCATGGAAATCATCATCAAAGACGTGCGCCTGTCGTACCCCACCCTGTTCCAAGCCCGCGAGTTCAAGGCCGGCGACGGCAAGCCCCGTTGGAGCGCAGCGTTCATCATCGAGCCGGGTAGCGACAACGACAACCACATCAAGGCGGCCATCGAGTCCGAGGCCAAGGCCATTTGGGGCGCCAAGGCCTCGGCCATCCTCAAGACCGTGATGGGGCAGTCCAACAAGTACTGCTACAACGACGGCAGCACCAAGGCCAACGAGGAGTACCAAGGCAAGATGGTGCTGGCGACCCACCGCTCGGCCAAGCTGACCCGCCCGCTGATCATCGACCGGGACAAGAGCCCGCTGACCAGCGACGACAGCAGGCCCTACGGCGGCTGCTACGTCAACGCCAAGGTCGAGATTTACTGCCAGACGGGCGAGAATACCGGCGTGCGTGCCAGCTTCTCGGTGATCCAGTTTTCCCGGGACGGCGAGCCGTTCTCGGCCAGCGTGCCATCCGACGCCGGCTTTGACGATCTGGGCATCGACGACTTGGTCTGATTTTCAGGGGAAAGTTGCCACCATTGCGGGTCTATACGCAGGCAGCGAGTACCCCCTTTTTACACACTGGAGATACACACATGAGCGCGATGAAAGAACAACTGTGGGCCATGGTCGAGGCCATCGACGAGGTATTCGGCGAAGGCTACGCCAAGAAGAACCCCGACTTGGTGGGGCGGATGATGCAGGCCGAGCAGACCGGCTTCGCGGCGTTCCAGATCAGCGAGGCCTTCCATCGTCTGGTGGAGGCAAAAGACACCGGGCCTGTGTAGAATTGTCTCGCAGCACATACACACATGCGAACCCTATACCTCGATCAGGAGACGTACTCCGAGACGTCCATTACGCATGGCACCCATGCCTATGCCGCAGATGCAGCGATCCTGCTAGTGGCATGGGCATGGGACGATGCCCCGGTTCAGGTGCTGGACCTTACCCTGCCCAACACCCGCCCCGACGGCCTAATAGCGGCCCTTGGGTTCCCCAACACCGAGGTGGTGATCCACAACAGCCACTTCGACCGCACGGTGATCCGGCACGTCTGGGGCGTCGACATCCCCACCGACCGCATCCACGACACCATGGTGCAGGCCATGGCGCACAGCCTGCCGGGTAGCCTCGGCATGCTCTGCGAGGTGCTGGGCCTGCCCGCCGACAAGGCCAAGGACAAGGACGGCAAGCGGCTCATCCAACTGTTCTGCAAGCCGCTGGGCGGTAACTACAAGCTGGACCGGGCCACCCGCGAGACGCACCCCGCCGAGTGGGAGCGCTTCAAGGCCTACGCCGCCAGCGACGTCGAGGCCATGCGGGAGGTCAGGAAGCGCATGCCCACGCTCAACTTCACCCCCGCCGAGCGCGAGTTGTGGCAGCTTGACCAGCGCATCAACGACCGGGGCGTGCAGATCGATCTGGCGCTGGTGCGGTCAGCCATCGAGGCCATCGACCGGGCCAAGCACGAACTGGCGGGGCGCACGCGGGAGATAACCGAGGGCAGCGTGTCGAGCACGACCCTGAACGAGGTCTTCCGGCTGCACCTGTTCGAGGCGTTCGGCATCGACCTGCCCGACCTGCAGATGGCGACCATCGAGAAGGCGCTGGCCGAGACGGACCTGAACCCGGCCATGCGCGAGTTGCTGCTGATCCGGCTGCAGGCCAGCAGCACCAGCACCAGCAAGTACCGGGTGCTGCAGCGCGGTACCAGCCTCGACGGGCGCCTGCGCGGGCTGCTGCAGTTCTGTGGCGCCATCCGCACCGGGCGCTGGGCTGGGCGGCTGTTCCAGCCCCAGAACCTGCCCCGGCCCACGCTCAAGCAGAAGGCGATCGACGCCGGCATCGAGGCGCTGCGGGCCGGGTGCGCACACCTGACCGTCGACAACGTCATGGAGTTGGTGAGTTCCTGCATCCGTAGCTGTATCGTGGCGGCCCCGGGCAAGAAGCTGGTGGTGGCCGACTTGGCGAACATCGAGGGCCGGGTACAGGCGTGGCTGGCGAACGAGGAATGGAAGCTCAAGGCCTTCCGGGACTTTGACGCGGGGCAGGGCCCCGACCTGTACAAGCTGGCCTACGCCAAGTCCTTCAAGATCGAGCCAGAGGCCGTCAACAGCGACCAGAGGCAGGTCGGTAAGGTGCAGGAGCTTGCGCTGGCCTACGAGGGCGGCGTGGGCGCCTTTGCGACCTTTGCGGGGGCGTACAACATCGATCTGGACGACCTAGCGTACAAGGTGCTGCCGGAGGCCTCGGAGGAGATCGTCGCCAAGGCGGACAAGTTTCTCGAGTGGGCCAAGAAGGACAAGCGGCCACGCTACGGGCTGTCCGACGACGCCTTCGTGGCCTGCGACGTCCTGAAGCGGGTGTGGCGGGACGCGCACCCCAACATCACCGGGTACTGGCACAAGCTCAAGAACGTGGTGGGGAAGGCGCTCGCCAACCGGGGCAACACCTACAGCGAGATTGGGCTCAAGGTCAGGGCCAGCAAGAACTGGCTGTTGATCGGGCTACCCTCAGGCCGCACGCTGTGCTACCCGTCGCCACGGGTCGCGGAGGACGGCGCCGTCAGCTACATGGGCATCGACCAATACACCCGCAAGTGGACGCGGATCAGCACCCATGGCGGCAAGCTGTTCGAGAACATCGTGCAGGCGATCGCCCGGGACGTGATGGCCGCCAACATGCCGCTGATCGAGGCGGCGGGCTACGCGATCATCCTGACGGTGCATGACGAGATCATCGCGGAGACACCGGACACCCCGGACTTTAATGCGGACAACTTGTCCGACTTATTGTCCGCGCCCCCACCGTGGGCGCTAGACATGCCGCTGGCAGCAGCGGGTTTTGAGACACACCGATACCGGAAGGGTTGATCATGGGAGACATAACAGACTGGATGTTTGAGAGTGGAATGCTCGACTCCCCTGAGTGTGATGACTACGATGGCCCTCGCGCAGCCAAGCCTCTTTGCCGGTACTGTGGTCGGGCCATCGAGTTTGTCCATAACGGCATGCGGTGGAGGCTGTACGAACCCGGTGCGCGGGAGTTACACGTTTGTCAAAAAGTGCCAACCCTTAACGGTTTTGAGGATTTAACATGAGAGAGTCAGAGATCGAGAAGTACCTCGTCAAGAGGGTCAAGGAACTGGGCGGCGAGGTCCGCAAGGTCAAGTGGATTGGGCGCAACGGCGCACCGGACCGGCTGGTGATGCTGCCCCACATCGTTAACGGTTGCATTACGGCGGGCACCGTGTGGGTCGAGTTAAAGGCCACGGGCAAGAAGGCCGAGCCGCACCAGCTACGCGAGCACAAACGCATGCAGGCCATGGGACAGTACGTGGCGGTGATTGACAGCATCGAAGGCGCCGAGGAGCTGCTCGCATGAGGACCGAGTTCGTCCCCCGCCCGTATCAGGGCATGATCATCGACCACATCATCGACACCCCCCGGTGCGCGGTATGGGCCGGCATGGGCACGGGCAAGACCGTGGCGACCCTGACGGCCATAGACACGCTCCAGATGGTCGAGGACGGCCCCGTGCTGGTCATAGCGCCCCTGCGGGTCGCCAGCGACACGTGGCCCAACGAGGCGCTGAAATGGAACCACCTGCGCGGCATGAACGTGTCCGTGATCACGGGCACCGAGCGCGAGCGCATCGCGGCCATCAAGGCGCCTGCGGCGGTCTACGCCACCAACTACGAGCAGATCGTCTGGCTCACATCCTACTGGGGCGACAGGTGGCCCTACGCGACCGTGGTGCTGGACGAGTCCACCAAGGTCAAGAACTTCCGGCTGCGTCAGGGCGGCAAGCGGGCGCAGGCGCTGGGCAGCATCGCCCACACCAAGATCAAGCGGCTGATCGAACTGACCGGCACCCCGGCCAGCAACGGGCTCAAGGACCTCTGGGGGCAGTCATGGTTCATCGACGCCGGCACGCGCCTCGGGCGCAGCTACAGCGCCTTCAGCCAGCGCTGGTTCCGGGAGGGCTTCGACGGCTTCAGTCTGGTGCCGGTGCCGTCGGCCCAGACCGAAATCCAAGACAAGCTGCGCGACGTCTGCCTGACCATCGAGGCCAAGGACTGGTTCGACCTGCACGAGCCCATCGTCAACGACATCTTGGTGGACCTGCCGCCCAAGGCACGCAAGCACTACCGGGACATGGAGGACGAGATGTACACCGAGCTTGAGGGCATCGAGGTCGAGGCGTTCAACGCGGCGGCCAAGACCATCAAGTGCCTGCAACTGGCCGCAGGCGCGGCCTACACCGACGACACCCGCACCAAGTGGACGGAGACGCACAAGGTCAAGCTGGAGGCGCTGGAGTCGATCGTGGAGGAGGCCGCCGGGATGCCGGTGCTGGTCGCCTACAACTTCAAGAGCGACCTAGCGCGGCTCCTGAAGGCCTTCCCGCAGGGGCGGCATCTGGACAAGGCCCCGGGCACCATATCGGAATGGAACGCCGGGAAGATACCGATCCTGTTCGCCCACCCGGCCAGCGCCGGCCACGGCCTGAACCTGCAGCACGGGGGCAACATACTGGTGTTCTTCTCGCCCAACTGGAACCTTGAGGAGCACCTGCAGATCATTGAACGGATCGGGCCCACCCGGCAGATGCAGTCGGGCTACGACCGACCGGTGTTCATCCACCGGATAATCGCCCGCGACACCGTGGACGAGTTGGTGCTGGACCGGCTCACCACCAAGCGCAGGACGCAGGACATCCTGTTGGACGCAATGAAGAAACGAAGGAAAAGCAATGCCAAAGGCTGATTTTTCAACATGGACCCGCGAGGGATTGGAAAGCATCGCCCGCCAAGCAGTGGACGAAAACAAACAACTCCGCGAGGACAACAAGCTGCTGCTGGCCGCGTGGCGGCAGGCGATCAGCGAAAGATATCTGGCCGGAGTTCCTGCCGGGTCACCAGCCCACCCGTCGCCTCCTCGATCTTCACCGACAGCAGCGGGGACGCCCTCCGGCGCCCCGAGATGAGCAGGGCCATCCACGTCGGGGTGACGCCGAGGTGCTCGGCCATCTCTGACTTGGCACCCCGCACGTCGGTCTTGAAGTATTCAATGAGGGTCATTCCCGCATTATAATCAAACCCCAAGTTAGATCAACAGGAGAGAAAGCATGCTTACCGAAGACGACCTGAAACGTGTCCTGATGGACTGCAAGTGCCAAGACCCCAACGGGCCGATTGACCCCAACGGGCTCTACACCAACAACCTCGACATCATCGAGTTCGGCCATAAGGTCGAGGCACTGGTGGCCCTGAACTACGCCCGCAAGGAGCGAGCCGAGTGCATCAAGTTCGTGAAATCACTGAACGCCACGGTGGCCCAAGCCCTGCAGGAGAAGCGGGGTGGGATGTGAACACGGTCGTGAAGTACGCAGTCTTCTATTTTGGCTGCATATTTTTAACCGTGGTTTTGGCTAACTGCCGCTGGCCCTAATCCTACCGGTACGGGGGGAAAAAACTACCGGCACCCCCTTTAATTTTACCGGAGTCTACTAAGCCTTGCATATCGGGAAAAGCTCGTTCGTTTTCTTCGGCCAAGGTAGCCACCCCAAAAGGCATTACGTCGCTTTTGTTCAACCCTGCAAGGATTTCCGGCCAGTGTTTGTAGAAGTAAGGAAGTTGGGCAAGCCCACCTAAGGGTCCCGCTATCCGGGTGCGGCTAAGGATGGGGGCGAGGGCACCCGCTAAACTCAATTGCTCTGTCCAATCCGGTGTCTTCCCTTGCTGCGCGTTTGAGGCCATGTTGTAGGCTTGCGCTCCTGCGCCAAGGCCAGCAACAGCGCCCACGCCAACATTGGCTGCGCGACTCTGGAGAGGGGCCATTGGCCCCCGTCTCGGGGCATTTGGGGCATTCGCGGCATTTGGGGCATTCGCGGCTCCCGGTGGAAGAGCCGTTGATGGGCCTGCCTTTGGCGGGGAAACCGGTTCCCTTGGCTGCGACATAGCGTTGTCTATGGCCGCTAACCTTGCGTTTTCCGCCTGCCTGATGAGATTTGCATGCCGATCTTTGGTAGATTCCACAAAGGGCAAACCCCCGGGGGATACCTGCATGGCGGAAGACGGAACCAACTCCCTTGCCTTTCGGGTGTTCGCCGCTTCGCGGAGTATGCCTTGAGGTGCACCCGACGGATCGGTGGCGACGTTGCTGGTGAACTGGGAAACTACCTGTGAAGGCAAACGGCTCTCACTACCAACTTGAGAGTTTGTCCACTTTTCCATCGCGGACAACGGGCCCTCTGGTGCTGCCGGCGCAACCACAACGGGTGGGGTGCCTACAGGGGCAGCCACGGCGGGCGCGACAGGCTTGGGAGGCGTAGAAACTAAACGAGCAAGGTCGCTTGGCGACATAGCGGATAGGCTCCCACGCGGCAAAGAATACTGTCGCTCCAAGTGCATCAAGGCCAACTTATCCGTCTGCCTACCAGCGTATTTTCCACCAAGGTAGGCACCGGCGGCACCGGTGGCCGCCATGAAAGGATCGACCCCAGCCGAAGAGGGGGGCTCGTCCTTCATGTCGCCAAACATCCCTGTGAAGGGGTTGTCTGGAGCCTCTGATGCGGCAGAAGCAGGGGCACTCGCCGGGGCACTTGGCGGGGTGGCAGAATCTTGAGGCGCGGCCACTTCTACCCCTGCCCTTTTAAGCTCTCTTCCGATAGAAGCGAGATTGGCTTCTTCGCGTTTGATATTCGCGGCGAGGGCATCCGCGTCTTCTTTTTTAGCGGGAACCGGCGTACCCCGAAGAACGCCCAGTGCCTTTGTCGTCTTATCCAACTCACTCTTGAGTATTCCAGCGGCATCAATATCCCAGGCTTTTTGGTCAGCCGGAGATACACGTGCGTTGGCAAAGGGCGCTGTTGCACCAACCGCCGGTGCTTTTGCACCGTCTTCTTTGAAAGAGAACAAGTCGTCGTAAGGGTTCTTTTCGGCCATACAACCTCCTTACGGTTTCTTGTTTGCGGGTTTATCTAGGTACGCTTGATAGGCATCAAGCAATTGCTGGTTTTTAACAGCAAACGGTTTATAGACATCGGAAAAACTTTGATGGCCCAGTATGGCGTCCAACCGATTTGGCACCCCGGAGTCTACTTTTATGTCCGGGTGCTTATTATCATAAACCAACCTTGCAAATTTATACTGGGCATTGGTGGCATCAAGGTCGTTCTTAATATGGCCCAGCGCTTTCAGAGCCGCCGCAGGGGTGGTACTCATCGACGGGGTGAGGTCGTTGTACAAACCAATTTCCGCGTTCCTAGCTGAGTTCGGACTCAAACCCCCCGCACGTTGTTTCATAACGGCAATTGCAGCAAAGTTATTTGCAAGAGCATCATATACCGCCCGGTCTTTGTCGTTTAACCCCGCTCTTTTTGCGACAGCAACGGGAATGTTGATGTTCCCACTAAGACCTGCAAAATTAACGCCAATACCCGCTTGAAGCATGGCTTCTATTTGGCTCCTAAAAGTACCCTGCGCCATGAGAGACATCACTCTTTTAGCAATAGCGGGATTGTCCTTTATCAACCGGGTTTGGTCTTCAACTATGCGGGCTGCGGGCTCGTAAGTTTCGGTCGTACCACCCGAGGCCCCTAAAAGTTCCAGACGTGCGTTGGCTTTTTCTTCACGTTTAACGGCTTCCGTTTTACGTACATCTTCCGGAATTTCAGATTTTGAGCCTAAAGGCGAATCAATGATGATTTTTTCAGGTGCAGCAGGCGGGGCAGCAGCAGCAGCAGGCGGGGCAGCAGCAGCAGCAGACCCTGCAGCAGCAAGCGGCTCAGACACAACCTCGCGTGGCACCATGGGGGCGCCAACAGTAGTTCCCGCACTGGTAGGGGCCGGGGGTTTATCGGCGTCGGCTTGTCTTGGGGATTTGGAAGTATCCGTGGGACCGGTAGGCACCACAGCCGGTCGTTCAGTCTTCATGCGATCGTTTATCGATGCCAAGCCCCGCTTGTATTCTTCTACTGAAATGTCACCAGCAGCGCGACGTTGGGCGAGTACTTCCGCTTCAAGTTTAAGTTGTTGGGTTAGCAATTGCTGCTGTGAAGTTTTGAGGGTTTGACCAGTACGTTCGCCTTCATATGCGGCTTTTGCGGCTACCGCTGAAGGCGAGTCTGGTGCCAACCCGGTAATGTGGGCGTAGGTGGCCTCGTTCATGGGCTGGCCGGTAGCCTTCCAATCAGCAAATGCCTTGGCAGCAGCCGAGCCTTGGCCCATGGTGATCTTGGAGGCGGCCAACTGGGCACGCATTTGCGCCAGCGGCAACTGGCTTTCCCGCTGCTTCTCGACGTTCTCACCCAGCGCCTGCGACGCGCTGCCCAAGGACGCCGCGAAGCCACCTAGCTGAGGCTTGAAGAACCCGGCGGCCACGTTGAACCAGTTTGGGTTGGCGTAGCGCTGCTCAAGCGCCTGTACGCTGGCCGCCAGAGCATCTTGGTACGCCTGCGTGTCCGATACGTCGGCACCGTAGAAATTGATCTTAGGATCGGGTAAGCCTGCTGTTGCCATGGTTTATTCCTAAGGAAGGGCTTTACGGGGAGTTGTACAGATCATACGGATCGTAAGGATTGGGAGGGGTAACGTAAGGCGGAACGTAAGGGGGGTCCTCACCATAAATCGGATTGCCGGGATTAAAGATAGGATCATCTGCACCCGGAATAGTTACGCCGGGGGTACTACTTCCCGGGTTGGTCCCAGCTACAGCGTTAGCTGCCTCAATTCCAAACTGGTTCTTAATGGTTTCCCACAGGTTGAGCCCGTAGATGTTAGTTCCATCCGGGTTTTTACCAACCACTGGTTTAGAGAAGACACCCGCCGCAGTGGAGCCCAAGCCCGCGATCATTGACAACGGCGAGCCCTTCATGGTGCTGGTGACGGTGGTCGGCAGGTTCGCGCCGGACAGGATGCTGGCCTGCTTGCCGAGTATTTCCAACGGCGCAAGCTGCCTGTTCTGGGCGATGGCCTGCTGCTGGCCGCCAAGGGTCGCCAAGGCGTTCACGTCGGCCAAGCCTTGGGTCTGTGTCTGGTTTGCCAAGGCCGCTTGGCCGGTGCCCACGTCACGGTACAACTGGCCCTGCTGGGCGGCGAGGTTGCCCGCCGTCTGACCAGCGGTCACCTGATTGATGTTGGCTTGGTTCTGCAGGGTGCCCGCCGTCTGGCCGGCGTTAAGCTGGTTCAGGCGCTGTTGCTGGGCCGCCTTGAGGGCGTCGGCGTAGCCGGACTGCAACGCCGCCGTCTGCTGGGTTAACGCCCCGATGTTGGCGTTGGAGATGCCCAGCGCCAGCGCGTTGGCGCCACGCTGCGATCCGAACTGGCCCCCACCAACGGCCCCGGCGGTGATGCCCGGGGACAGGTTCTGCTGGATGTTCTGCTGGTTTGCCAGCCGGATTTGGTCCACCACGTTGGCGGTGTAGGGGTTCATGTAGTTCCCCACCAAGTCCGCCGCGTTTGAGGTACCACTCTGTAGGTAGGGGTTGGCCTGCGACAGGCCGCTGGTGGTCGTCCCGGCGGTCAGGAAAGGGTTGGCCGCGCCGGTGATGTTCGTGCCACCAGCCTGCTGGAAGGACTGGCCCGCCTGAGTGAGGCCGGGTTGGTAGTTGCCGACGTTGGACGCTACGTTCGAGAACGACTGGTTTTGGAGCGCTGTCGGGTTCCATGCCGCGACATCAGTGGCGGCGCCGGCTGCCGTCCCTTTACTCGCAAGGTTGGACAGGTAGTCGGTGTAGTATTGGGGTGTCGTCGTCGCTGTTACTTGCGACGATTCGGTTAGGTCAGCCATGCTTCTTCCCCTTTGAGGACTTCAGGTATTCTAGCGGAGACTTGGCGTCCGGGGGCAACTTGTCCGGTGGCGCAGACCGGGCCCGGGAGCGGATGGCTTGCACCATCCTGTCGAGTTCTTCCGCCCCGGCCTTGTTCGATCCGTTCCCCAGCGCGGCCACCACGTCCGCCGAGAACACGTACTCCCCGTTCGCAAGCATCGCCGCGATGTCGTCGCTGGTGCCGTCGCCCTTGCCCTCCACGTACTTGCCGCCCAAGCCGCTCAGGCCGCCCGTGCGCAGCAGGGGCATGCCGTCGTAGTTGGGGTGGGTGTGGTCGTCCGGTTGCCCGCCCTCGGCGAGCGTCATCCCCCGGGCCCGCAGGAGTGCCGCAAGCTGGGGCAGCACCTTGGAGTTGTGGGCCCCGCCCATCTGGCCCTGCTTCAGAAGCATAGGACGTTCGGGCTTGCCATCAAAGCCCAAGGCACCGAGGCCCTTCAGGGCGGCCATGGTATCCCGCACGGCATAGGACTGGTCGGGTTGAGCCCCATCCGCAAGGTTCTGGACCGGGCCGCCTTGGGCGTATCCGGTGTACGCCGAGTAGTTGGGCTGTGGCGCGGAAAATGGTAGGGTGTTGGCCTTGAGGATATCCACCATCTCTGGGTTAACGTCGTTCACGTAGCCGTAGTTTGGCGACGAGTTTGTTACGAGGTTGTCGTAGAGTTGTTTTAGCTCATGTCGGCTCATATCTTGTCCCATCTTTCCTACACGTAAAAGGTTGCCCCCGACGGCGGTCTGGTCTGAATAGCTTGAGGTGGGCAGCCCACCGCCGCCTGTAACGGTTGGTGTAACGGTTGGCTTAACGGTTGGCTTAACAGTAACCTTGAGGGCCCCGCCGCCGCCAGTATCTACCGGCGCGGGGGTATCCGCGATCACTCCCGTCACAAGCCCGGGCGACCCAACATCCGTCAAGGGCAACTCGGATAAGGGCGGCAGGTCTTCGTAGTAATAGTCGTCGTCAGGCCGAGTCAAGACGTCGGTGTTGACGCTTGCAACATCCCCCCACGAGTTAACGTCTGTCAAAGGCAGGTCGGATAGGTCGGTGTTTACCTCGGCAACATCCCCCCACGAGTTAACGTCGGTGAGAGGCAGGTCGGAAAAGCCTGTGTAGTAGTTGTCATCAGGCCGGGTGTAAGTGGTGGCGTCAAAGGGCGCACTCTCGCTTGGGTACACATAGTCATCGGGCGCGGTGTAAGTGGTGGCGTCAAAGGGCGCACTCTCGCTTGGGTAAACGTAGTTATCGGGCGCGGTGTAAGTGGTGGCG